ACGCCAAATGTCCCAGCGGTAATGTGTCTTGATATCAAGGGATTATGGCTCGGCATCAAGTGTCTTGACGTCAAGGTATATGTCTCGGCATCAAGGTAAGTGGTGAACAAGTGAGCACGTGAACGGATGAGCAGGGGTGGAGGGGGTCAAGCATCGGCTCTGTGTGCTGGTGCAGTGATACATATACCACCCTCAAAAAAATACATTTCAAACACCCAGCCTTCCGCACATCACGCAATACACGTCTTATATATGGTAGGCAAAATCCAGTTCAGGGTCTCTCATTTACCCTGTCTTATATGGTAGGCAAAATCCAGTTGTGGGTCTAGGCACAAAGAAGCCACACGTTGCTGGCGTGTGGCTTGGGGTGTGTTAGGAGTAAAGTGAGTCTTCTACGTCCATTATGATGTCGTATCGATCAAGGGAGGACTTCTCGATCTCTGGTTCAATGCCAATGTACGGAGACGACGATATGGTGTGTATAAGCTTCCCCGAGCCTAGCTTAACACGATCTAGGTAGCCGAACCCCTCAAGCTCCTTCATGGCTGTCTGGACGGCATCAATGGAGTCACGCATCTCACCCGATATACGCTTGCAGGAGAAGTCCCAGTTAGACGGTTTGTTGCGCATGTAGCCAAAGAGTCCCTTAGCCTTCATGGAGATCTCTGGGTCTTGCCAGATGGATTCCTCGGTATCGTCGTCTAGTGACCAAGCTGGATTGTATAACCATTTGCCGTTTAAGATGTTCATGGCGATATGATATCATAAAAGTCAAGGGCTGTCAAGCACTACTTGACACGTGGTATACCATTTAGGAATGAGTACAAAGGGATCAGAACCAAGGACATTAAACCGAGACGCTGCTAAGTATCGTAGCAACTTCGACGGCATCAAGAAGGACACCCGCAAGGCATCCAACAAGCGTGATGTCCCTAAGAATGAGCTGCCAGTAGGCGTTCGTTCACGAATCATCTACGGAGATAGCAAATAATGGAAAATACCGACGAAGTTCTCGAGACGATCAAGGCTATCATGGCGGAACACTCCATGAACTACGCATTCTCCATCATTGATGAGCAGGGTGACTTGCGTTATGATTACAGTAACTGGCGTGTGGGGCGTATGCTGTTCACCGACAGTCTGACGGACATGGACACGGAGATCGCAATGGAAGGCTTTAGCTGGGATGAGGACGAGGGGGAGGACTACGAGGACGATGAGTGAGGAACTACAGATAGAGACCAATGACTTCGTGGCGAGGAAGCTCAAGGACGCACAGGCTGCCACCGATCACGGTCGCGCATGGTGTAAGCGTCAGCCCAAGAAGTGGGCGCTAGTGGCTCAACACATCATTCAGAAGCCAGATGAGGTCAGTACGTTCATGCGTAAGAACAAGATCACCCGCAGCTTCTACTACGACGTGCAGACAGAGCTAATGGCAGACCCAGAGTCAACGGAGATCCGCAATGCGTGGGCTTCTGAGATCTCCTCAGTGATGTTCCAGGGGCTAGACACTTACCGACAGGCGCAGGATCAATACTCAAGCCGAGTCGAGAACGGAGAGATTCAGATGGACGGCAACGAGCTGTTCAAGCAGGGCAAGAGCCTACAGGCGTTCAGCGACATTCACTCAAAGCTGACGGGCAACAACATTCAGCGAGTGGTGGTGGAGCATAAGACTACCCTAGACGAGGCTGAGGAGTATGCTCGTAAGATGCTAGAGGGCATCCAGGAAGTAGAGATCGTAGACTAGATGAAGTTCACAACACACCCTATCCTCAAGGCTCCTACGCCTGATGAGATCAAGAAGCTCTGCTTCAACGATGACGGCTCCTCTAAGCCAGAGGGGCTCAAGGCCCTCATGGAGCTGCATAGGATGCACGAGGACGCTGTGGCTAATGCTGACGCTGATCCGCTGAACTTCGGTGTGTCACTAAAGGGCTGGGTGTATGCAGATGAGATGCTTGAGAAGTATGACACGCTGATGATCTTCGGTGGCAATCGTAGCTCAAAGACTGAGTATGGAGCTAGGAGCGTCGTGAAGGCTGCCCTAGAGAATCCCAAGTCCATCATCGTATGTTTCGCGCAGGACGCTGACGCATCTATCAGGACGCAGCAATCAGCCGTCTACCGCTACCTGCCGCCAGAGTTCAAGCAGAAGACCAAGGGTGTGCTGGAGTATTTGAACTACACCGTCAAGAATGGCTTTACTGGACAATCCTTTATTCTACCGAACGGTTCTCAGGTGCTATTCCACACGTATAGCCAGTTCATCGCCAACCGTAGTAAGTTTGAGGGTCTTGAGCTAGGTTCTAAGACCCCAGAGTGGCACAACATCGGCCTGTGGCCCGACGAGTACCTTGAGGACGGTGATTTGATCCGTACCATGCGATTCCGCCTAGCTACGCGGGATGCTAAGATGATGTTGACGTTTACGCCCATCGACGGCTACACGCCATTCGTAGCTGAGTTTTTAAAGGGAGCAGAGACAAGGAAAACGCGCAAAGCACCATTGCTAGATGACGAAGAAGTTCCAGTGACGCAATATAGCCCAGAGAAGGATGCAGGTATCGTATACTTCCACTCTGAGTTCAATCCGTTCGGCGGATATGAGCGTATCGCAAAGGAACTGAGGCACAGCACACGAGACGAGGTCCTAACTCGTGCGTATGGTGTTCCAGTCAAGTCAATGACATCTCTGTTCCCCCTATTCAGCCAGAGTGTCCACGTGCTAGAGCATAAGGACTTCCCCGACCTGTCGGACAAGAAGAAGTACACCTGCTACCAAGTGGTTGACCCCGCTGGTGCGCGTAACTACACTAGCCTGTGGGCTGGAGTGACAGGTGTAGGCTCGGACACGGAGATTTACATCCGCAGAGAGTGGCCTGACCGCAAGACCTACGGACCCTGGGCTGAGTTTGGTGATCCACACTGGAAATTCGGACCAGCATCCAAGAAACTAGGCTACGATGTCGTCGGGTACTGCAAATTGTTCTCAGACATCGAAAAAGAGCTAGGAATCGAACCATTTGAGCGTGTCGGTGACTCCCGCTTCTTCGCCAACGAGAATGCAGACAATACTGACCTATTTGACCAGTTCTCAGCCCACGACTTCCATTATGTGCCTTCTATGGGTTCACAGGAGGAGCAGGGGCTGACCGCCATCGACGATTGGTTCTTTTACAACGTAAATCTGCCTATCGACGGCGCAAACAAGCCACGTGTCTACATACACGAGGACTGCGGCAACTTAATCTACGCTATCATCAATTATGGCGCACAAAAGAAGAAGGATGAGGCGCTGAAGGACTTTATTGACTGCCTTCGCTATTTGCGAACAGCAAACTACGGTCACGGACCAGAACACTACTCAGGCGGCAAGCTAAAGTGCTTAGTCAGCTCAGGAGGATACTAATTATGACAGAATCAGAACACGAAACATGCAAGTCCCTAGCGGAACAGCTAGGTAAACCATACACAGCGATGTCAATTGGCAAGCTACGAGCTGCTGTATGTTCAGAAGAGGACCTACAGGGCAAATACATCCTGCCAACGGGTGTTCTCAAGATCACAGCGCAAATCAAGGGTGAGATCGACGTTATCGAGGCAGCAACCCCAGCAATCGTCACGGTTCGCGTCCTGCACCACCAGACGGGCAACCCCCGCTTCGTATTTGCAGAAGACCCAGATACACGCCGTAAAGTCCGTGTGTCAGTGCCTAGGCGCCACAAGGACATCATCAATCACGTCGGCAAGCGACTCAAGGTCAATAAAGTAGATCAAGATGGAACCGCATACTACCGATATCCAGCTTGCTAGATCATTCATTGCTGCTAATGCTGATCTGTGGGCAACCATCGACATCATCCGAAACTATCATAGCAATAATATGGCTGCGATGACCGATGAAGGCTGGGCTGACGCGCTTGGGTACGATGAAACGCGACTCCGCAAGATCGCAAGTTCAGTAAAATGCAGACGACCGCTTGACAGGGCTGCTATGATCAATTCATGAAATCAGCACAAGGGAATCAACCCGCAGGACTGACTGTGATAAAATTAACGCAATGGCTATAAATAGAAACCAAGACCGAGACGAATCGGATGTATACTTCGATGAGTTCGACTACAACCAGTTTAAGGAAACCTTTGACGAGGATGTGGACAGTCTTGCTGACTTCATTAAGCGTTGCAGCGATTCGGCTGACATTCGCCACTGTCAATGGGAGGGTAAGAGCAATGACCTCAAGAAGTCTGGCGAGACAGCATTCCCTTTCCAGAACTCATCCGACACGGAAGTTCACCTAGCCGAGTACCACATCTCGTCTCAGATTGCCATCAACGAGAACGCACTGCGTAAATCGTCTATTCGCGCCTATCCTCGCAACGTTCAGGATGTAGCACGTTCAGCGGAGGTCACAGCCTTCATGAAGTGGCTACGTGACGCTGGAATCAAAGACTTCTGGCAGCAAATGGAGAAGTCTGACAACTACGCACAGGAGAAGTCTCTCCGTGTAGCATATTGCGACTACAAGTCCCCCGTTAAACGCTCATACGAGAAGATCTTCGACCTCGAGGAGATTCAGAAGAGTTTCCCAGAGCAAGCAGAGGACTACATCGAGATCCTCGCTGACGAAGACCGCGTAGAGGAAGCACTGGAGGTATTCAACTCAATCCCAGGCTGGGAGATCAATGAGAAGCGCACCAAGAAGGCACTCCGCGAACTACGCAAGACTGGAACAGCCAAGTTCCCAGTAACTATCGAAGACCAAGGCGAGCCAGTGGTTCAGGTCTTAGCACCAGATGAGGAGTTCTTTGCTCCCTCGTACACAACAAATTTTTGCGACGCACCTCGCTGCCACACACGTAAGCCAATGACATCCCAAGAGATTCTCAGTCGCGTAAGCTCTGAGGGTTGGGACAAGGAATGGGCAGACTGGGCAGTAGAGAACGAGCGCGGCACACTTAACGCCTTCCGTACAAGCAGCTCTGTCCCGAATCCTCGACAGCCATCTTCGATAGACGAAGACCGCGACCTGATTGATGTTGTCTTTACGTTTGAGCGCCTAATTGACCGAGATGATCTGGCCGAGGGTATTTACCTCACAGTCTGGAGTCCCGAGTTTGGTGACAATGATGGGCAAGTCCCACCATTCGCCAAGCGCACACTGCTCAGCGGTCTGCGTCAATTACCTTTCATCGTGCAGTCCCGCAGCTACGACGCACGTACCCTATACAGCGCCCCGACAGTTCCTGAGCTGCTGAAGGCAAGCCAGAAGAACCAGAAGGTTCTCCGAGACGCAAACATGGACAACTCAGCTTACGAAGTGAGTCCTTCATTGCTTGCGCCGCCAACGTGGGATCACGGTCGTCCAGGCCCAGGTGGCGTATATGCCACGCGCACTGGTCAAGCACCGTCATATCTGCAACGTAACACGAACTTCGGCGCTGTGTTTAATTTGGAGAAGGAGATTGTATCGGAAGCAAGTCTATTGATGGGACACGATCCAGCAGATCCACTTTCGGTTCAAATGCAGGTTGCCTCGACTAATCGTCACCTTACCTTCGCTCAGGACGTTCTGAAACTAGTCTACGAGATGTATAAGCTCAAAGGACCAGAGGAACTGTTCTTCCGCATTACTGGTCGCCCAGAGCCTATTCAGTTCGTTAAAAACGCTGAAGAGACGGAGATGGATGTGTCCGTAAGCTTTAACACCATGTATGACGATCCAGAGAAGATGGAGAAGATGTCACGCACCATCATTCAAGCAGCACAGCTAGATACATCTGGTCGTGTGAACAATGAAGCTGTTGTTGACTTCCTACTTTCGATGGCTGACCCAATGGCTGCTGAGACTATCCTGCTACCCGCTGAAGTTGGCACTGACAAGATCAAGAACGAAACACTTGCTGATATTGCTCAAATGTCCGCTGGTATTGCCCGCGCACCTGCCGCCAATGCTGCTGAACTACGCATGCAAGTTGTCGGTGAGTATGAAGGCGAACAACAGCAAATCCAGCAGTCTGGTCAAGTCGAGTCTATCCTGTTCACTAACCCTCAGTTCATGTTCCTCCTCGGAGAATACAAGAAGCAGCTTGAGATGGCGATTGCACAGAAGAAGAATGGCAGTGAGTTCGGTATCTACGGAACTGAAGCAGCAAGTGTCGGCAATATGGAAACTCAGAACCTAGAAGGAGGCGCATAATCATGAACTTCACTGAATTTAAGAAGCATCTTAACGATAATCCAGAGATTGGCCGCTGCCTCTATGAGTACCTAGAGGATCGTCGCGATCAAATGCTCTCACAGCCTTGGTATTCCCCCGATAAGTATCTAGGGAACCGATGCCAGACAATCGCACAGTTCCTTACAGCAGACCTAATGGAGGAGTTTGACTTCAAGAAACACTCCCGAAAGGACGACCGATAGGACGACACGTGTTATAATTTCACTAACAGCCTCCGCCTTGGCTGATTTAAACCCATAGGTAGATATGACAGATACACTAGAAGCGGACATCCCTGATTCCGAAGAAGCAATTCAGGAGAACAAATCACCAGAGCAGCGCCGACAAGATCTTTTACAAGAGCGACTCGACAAAGCATCTGGCAAAACAGACGAACCAGAGCCAGAAGCCCCCGAAACCGAAGACGAAGAGGACGACGAAGAAGAAGTCGAAGTCCCTGAAGTCGATGAGGATGAAGAGGAAGAAAGCGATGATGAGTCAGAAGACGTTCCTTCAGATGATGGAGGATTTGACATTGAGGATCTCGATGAAGACGAACTGGAAGCACTTACACAGCAAGTAGCATCTAAAGCAGGGAAAGCCCTGACTAAGGCGCGATTGCAGGACAAAGAGCGGAAAGCAGAGATTGAGAAGCTACAAGAGCAAGTGCAGGAGTTATCTGCAAATGTTGTTACAAGCGACAATCCATTCGCCAACATCAGATCAGTAGAGAGCGCAGACGAAGCAATCAAGCAAACGGAGGTCAACATTAAAGGTTGGAACCGCAAGCTGATTACTGATCGTGTTGAAGAGTATAACGAAAAGACTGGTGAAGACGAGTCTGGTGTTATGTTCGGCAGCCAGTTCATGTCTGTAGATCAATTGCTCAATGCCATTGACAGGGAAGAGGAGAAGCTAGAGCCATTACGTAGTCGCAAGTCGGAGATCAAAAAAGTCTCAGAAACGCTTGGGGATACAGATGGTGTCATCGGAGAAGTCCGTGGCAAACTAGGGATCGAAGACGACTCGGACGAAGCTAGGGAGTATGAAACTCTTTTGTCTAACCCAAAGTTTGAGTTGGTTAAGAACATCCTCCCAGAGTATGCAAAGGAGCTAATTGAAATCCTTGGTCGTGCGGCAGTAACTAAAGTGCCAAAGACTAAGACATTCAGCAAGAAGCTCAAGCGCAAGGCTCCCAAGTCTAAAACAGAGAACGTCTCACTGGATACAAAAGCTGGTCGATCACCAAAACGGTCGAACGGTACTAGTGTACAGGTCAAAAAACTGCAGAAGATCGTAAGCGATCCAAGGCAAACAATAGCTGCTCGGCGCGACGCTGATCAGCAAATCAGAATCTTAAACAGAACATAACATTATGGCAGAAACATATTCAAGTACAGTCGGTAATCGCGAGTCCCTAAAACAGACCGCTGAACTATTGGCAGCAGACATCACACCAGTAACAGGATTACTGGCTCACTCGTCCACTAGCAACAAGCGCCCTCGCTGTCTCATGGACAAGCTTAAGGCTGCGGCAAATACACCGCACGTTGAAGGTGCTGACACAAACGTAGGTCGTGACGCATTCTCGCAAGTTCGCGAGTTTGAAGGTCAAGCACAGCGCACAGTTGTTGAGTACGCAGTATCGAAAGAGCAAGAGCAAGAAGATTCCGCTGTTGTATCTAACATGATCAAGGCAGCCGACAAGTCTGCAATTGAAGCTGCTATTGACAAAGAGTTTGTCATTTGCGGTGATCAAGACAAGACAGCAGACGTTCCAGGCACAACTGGCGGGGCAACTCACGGTCTAGGCGCTCTCATTAACAACACTGCAGCAACTGGCGTAGACGCACTCTATGTAACTCCAGCAGCATCTATCTACAGCGGCGCAAAGGCTTCCTACGATGATGCAGCAATGGGCGCACAGATTGCTTCGATGTGGAGCCAAGATACAACCATGCAGGATCTTTGGTTGGTCGCTGGTCCAGGTCTTCGCGAGCATATCGTTGCTTCGTTCACACGCACAGCAGGTGCAGCATCTCAGGTTGACTACAACGTGAATGGTACTACTACTATCCCTTGGATGGTTGAGATCATTGACTCTCAGTTCGGTCAAATCAAGATGAAGAGTGCTAATCCTAATTGCATGCCTTCCACAGATCGTGGTTACTTCATCAACCCAGGTCTTCTGCACGTTGCAGAGTACCAAGGCATTGAGTCTGAGAACTATCCTTTCTTGGGTGGCTCCTACAAGGGTGCTGTTGACACACGTTACGCACTTATGACCAAGGGACCTAATGGTCTCGGTAAGGTTCAGTTCTCTGACGAAGCGTAGTCAGTGAGTTAGTTTTCGGGAGGCGGTTGATCAATTCAGCCGCCTCCCTTTACTTGTATGTTACAATAAACCACAGAGGCACAAAGATTATGATGAACAAACCTAAATGTAAGAAAAAAGGCAACACTGCTGGTAAAGTAAAAAGTAAGTATTAAGATTATGCGGAAGATATTAACAGATGATGAGTTGACGGAACTAGCAGCTAAGATGGAGTTGCGTCGGCAGTTTTTAATGTCTCCAGCAGGACGTGCGCGTCGCGATGAAGTGATGCGCCAGTACATGAAGAAAACATACAGTGGCAATAAACAAAGCAACGGCGGTGTCCTGAACTTTGCGGGTTGCTACGATGTTTTTGAACAGAAGGAGATGGAATACGAGTGTAAGGCCACAGATGGCACAGACTTCGTGAATCCAGACTACCTAAAATTTAAACAAAAAGACTTCAAGGAACGTGGTCTAACAGGAGATTGGCTTAACTAATGGCACAACACACACGCACATGGGCAGAAGTAGTTGGTCTAACTCAAGCACGATCTGGGGCAGCATTTTCTTCGGGAACTGAGCTTACCAACATTGGCTTCCTGCTAAACTCAGCAGCTCGCACAATCTATGACGAATCCCGATACTGGGAGCGTTACTTGGTGCTTGAGCCTCGCACAGCAGCTCGTGGGTATATCGCCACGACCGAGGACAGCTACAACGTGTATGGCGGCGGATTCGGACCGTCAAACGGACTGTACGTGCGCAACGGCGACGTTAGCGGCAAACCAAGCTACAATCTAGTTGAGGACGGTTTCCCTGCCTACAATCTGAGCTGGAATGGCGCTCGGTGGGAGATCATAACCCTAGCCTACATCACGTCCGAAGGTGATATCGTCACTAGCGACGGCGCGTGGCTGTACGTTCCAGGTGACATCCTGTACTTCAACGTTGCGGTAGATCTAACCCCACCAGAGTCTGGATGGGAACTAGGCGTAGGCGTTGACCTACCACCATACGTCGATGCGCTATCTGAGATCGGCGAAGCGATGGGTTACTGGGGCGGAGCAAAGTGGGCTGGTGGAGATCCAACTAGCCTCACAGCATATCCAGATAAGAACGGCATCCGCGTGGCAAGCAATGTCACTGGAACAGTTTACGTAGCATTCAAGAAGGCATGGACAGATACATTCGGCAACGGAGAGTCTGGCACACTAGCAACAGTCCCGACGGAGTGGGCAGAGTTCATGGCATATGATGCTGCACGATCATACAGAGCCTCACAGGGCGGAGAAGATGGCTTCAACCCCATTGCCCTGCGTGATGTAAACAATGCCCTTGAGCGGGCGCTAATGAAGGTTAGTCGGTCTGGAGCTATCGCAGCACTCACCAACCAACTCAAGACACAATACAGTGTAGACGAGAGCGTATAATCATGGCACAAAACAGAAAAACAATTGAATCAGTGTGGGCAGCGAAGGGCAATCTGCCAGACAATGCTATCGTAGCAACTGCCGACGGTAAGTATCCAGCACTTGACGGTAGCTTGATTACCAATGTTGGCGCAGGTGATCTACTGGCAGCAAACAACCTGTCTGAGCTTACGGCGACGGCATCAGTTGCTCGGACCAACTTAGAGCTTGGCGCTGCTGACACGGTGGAATTTGGCGCACTGGAAACCTCGCAATTTAACTTCCCGAACCTCACAACCGCAGAGCTGAACGCTGTGACGGATGCGATTACTGGTGACACTTACTTTGATTCAAACCGTGGTCAGTTTGTTCGGTTCACGGGCGCGTCCTCTTATGATGTGATTACGTCGCGCAGTTATGTGCCCGTATTAACCACCACTCAGGGCGCGGCGCTGACGCTTCCACAAACTCGCTTGTTTGAGTCTGGAGTATTTGCGGCCTCGCCTGATGTCTTTGCTCCTACTGACCTATTGGTAATTTACTCTGGCAAAAACCCAGCTTCAGCAACGCCAACTCCTTACCTTTACCATGCAGGGGGGCAGGGACCAGCTGGATGGTATAATGCGAATAACGTTAATGGTGGTATTGTCACTGCCGCAGTATTCACTTCGGATACCTTGGTTCGACTTCAATTATCGGGAGTGGCAACGCCGACCGTGACGGGTAATTATATTATTAACACGACAACGCCCACTGTGTTGTCTAGTGCCATTTTGGAAGCAGGTTCAACTTATGAGTTTGATTTCAGGGTGGCGTATGTTGACCTTTTAGGTTCCAATGCAGTGTTAAACGTCGATTACAGTGGGTTACTTGAGTCCAGCGGATTGTTGTCTTTTAAGAACACGGACTTGGCACTGAAAACTGGTCTTGTTGATATATCTATTAATTCCCCCGAAATGCCTACAAAAATGGTTCTTAGCACTGGTGCGTTTTCCGCGGTGGCGGGGTCTACATTTGGTTTATGGTCCGTAAGTGGTCAAATAACCCCATCCTCTAGCGGGACACTGACAATTGATCTTGGGCAGAATACGGCTAGTGTTGAGCCATTGTTTTATTCGATCCCTTCATCATCCGTGACACTACTCTCTGATTAATATGAGGCTTACAGTGAAACAACCTCTTCCGTTTTGGGCTGGCCTGATCGCCACACCCTTTTCGGGCGAGCAAGTTGGGGGGACTACAGCCAACCTCACGGAAGGCTCGCACGACATTGAGCGGATCTCTGGGGCAACTTTAGCTGATTCCTATGTGATTGGGTGGACTGTGCTGCACCCAAGTGAAGGAGATGACTATACGGCGGCATTCGTGTCCAGTGATGAGGGCATTGCAACGGTTGATACTGATGGTGTGTTGTCCGTGGCTACTGATGGCGAGGTAACAATCACCGTTACGGTCACGCGAACCTCGGATGGGGTCTTTATGTCAAATTCAGTTCCAGTTTCAGTCAAAATCCAAACTGGTGCATCAATTGATTACATGGAGAACACGGCTGGATCGGTTGGAGCGGCATTTGACACTGGAGTTAATTCACTTATTGCAGGGGGAACTCCAGCAACCGAAAAGCCTAGATTTTCAAGCCGTGACCTTGGAACAAAGACATTTACACGTAACGCAGATTTCTGGGGGATTGGACTGAGTGGGTTGTCTGCTATTAGTCCAAACAACAGCCTGAGCCAGAACAATAGGGCGGGAACAGCACTGACTAAGCGTCATATTATTTGCGCTGCCCACTATCCCCTGCGAGCGGGAGATACAGTTGACTTTGTCACTGATGCTAGCGGTGCAACCGTGGCGACTACTAAAACAATCTCCAAGGTCAAGACACACCCACTTTACGCTGGGCAATCTGGCAATTATTGCTATGACATTCAAATCTGCCTCCTTGATTCTGACCTACCCGCTGGAATTGACTTCATGGAGGTTATGCCCGCAAATGCTGGGAACTACGCCGATGTTTACGCTTGGCTAGGCACTACGGGTTGTATGTTCGATCAAGAACAAAAGGGACTTTCAACATTGCATGGAATTTTATTGGACGGATCTTACTACGGGGAGAAACTTACAGACCATTCGTTTATCCACCTGACACCAGCTAGTATGCTCACTGGCGTAAACTACAACCCCACTCCGCTTGGTTTTCCGTCTCCGTCCGACAACTTCTCCC